CGGAGGTTCACGATAGCGAGATCGTTAGACTAAGGCAACATGAGTCGCCTTGGGTTACCCCTGATGTTTCGGGGTTCTACGATTTCGACTATGCGAACCAAGGTGAGATTTATCGTTCCTTTAAAGGAACGAAACGTCAGTGGTTTAGCGGGGCGTTTACCTATTTCGTCCCTCCACCCGGCGACGGGTTGAGGAGCGATATAGCACGCCAAGTTATTTTCGCCCGGAAACTTCTCGGGCTCTCACTGACGCCAGACGTGGTCTGGAATCTCTTTCCTTGGAGCTGGGCTATCGATTGGTTTACCAATACGTCCGATGTTCTTCAGAACTGGACGGATTGGGCCATTGATAACCAGGTGTTGGCGTACGGATACATGATGGAACATTCCATCGCTGAGTATACGTACACGTTCTCTGGCCCCACGGGTTACCGTGCGGGCAGCGAACCGGGCGTCGTCAAGATGACTTCTGAAGTCAAGTTGAGGACGCAAGCAACGCCTTATGGTTTCGGTCTAACTTGGGAGGACTTGTCCCCCCGACAGTTGGCCATCATCGGTGCTCTCGGCATGAGCCGAGGTCACTGATAGATGTATGTTCTACACCTAACGCCAACGGGAGTCTAACCGGGCTCCTAGGAGTGATGCCTGTGTCATTCACCGAACCGATTTCCATCACTATCGGCGGAGTCACCACATCGTTGCCACGCACAAGCGTGACTGGCGATGCGAGTGAGTACACCAGTAGCGACGGCGGTCTGAGGTTGCTCGCTGACCATTCCCTTACGGGAGGTAAGCGGCACCGTCGGATCATTCGGCTCGACGCAACGAAGGTCTCTGCCGATCCGTTTAGGCCCGTTGAGAACGTTCAGAACTCGATGTCAGTTTACACCGTGTTCGACGTTCCCAGCGCGGGCTTTACGCCGGCAGACGAACTGGCAACCTACGTGGGTTTCACAACCCTGTTGGCTGCCTCTTCCAACGCGATGATTGTTAAGCTCTTGGGCGGCGAGTCATAGCATTTCGCTACAACTCCACGCTTTCGAGCCTTCATCACCGTGTCGACAGATCATACTGGCTCTGGAGGACGTGCCGAACGGCGCGACCCACACGATCCAGTACGCCATCCAAGAGGAGATGATTCTCTTGGAAGGCGCCGTACTGATCGTTATCCGCGCACTACCATTACGAGAAAACTTCTCGTCATCGTAGTCTCGGTGATCAATGCGGTATATCTGGTTGCGGAAACGCTCCTTTCTGGCAATGTTCATTGCCCGTGAAGAGCGCCATGTGACCCTAATCTGGTTTGTCGTGCGGAATACGCATAAGTATAAAGTTTCATACTTTATACTTTCGTCTCCGCCGTACTTCAGATCAGTTTAGGCATCATTGACGCAGGCTAGGGATAGCCACCCCCTGATAAAGGAGGGACTATGAAAAGCCTGACGTCACTCTGGTCCTGTATTGCCAACGAAATGGCAATACGATGTTGCACTAGCGCCACGTTCGACATAAAAACTGTCG